CATTTCCAGGCTTATCCCGTTGCGTGAAACCTCAATCATATCTGCATTGATCCAAAGGGCATTAAACAGGCTTGTTTCGCCACCCACGGCGTCATAGAATAGCGTTCGCAGTCTCGGAACCTCGGTACCCGGCGTTGTCGTACCGGCTATATCTCCGTTTACCTGGATAGCATAATCGCATATCGCAGCTTGCTGCACATCTCCGCTCAGGTTGCAAGTAGTAAAAAAACCGCTTCCAGAATATATACGGCTGATTGTCGCGTGCCCCTTAGAATCGGTAAGGGAAAACTCCCAATTAACCGTAGCCCCCGCGTAGGCCGCATCAAAAACATCCCCCGGAGTGTAACCAGACGCATACTCAATCGCTCCAGATCCTTCAAGCGTAATAACTGCCTTTCCGGGAATATACTGCCGCTTATCGGAGGAATTACGGAACGTAGTTTCAATAATTTCGCGTTCAAACCGTAACGAACAGCTAGAATTACACGCAATAGGGTAGTAATCAGCCCCTTTTGCGATTGAAAGAATAACATCCTTGCCGTTAACTACGCTCATTGAACAAGTATTTAAATTCCGTGTCTATGTCCGGTGTGGTTTTTGAGGTATCAATAAACTCCTGTAATCTAAAAATACAACTATCGTTCACTATATCAATCTCAATATTCGTAACAATCCAGGTAAGATTTTCCAAGACATAAAGATTGCCAGGCCCCAGCAATTTGCCATCGTCAAACGAAATGCCTTTAAAATCGCCTTCCAGCGTCTTAAATACCCTACAGGCAGATTTTTGTAAGTCCTGCGAATTAATATCAATAAGCCTTTGGTCTCTGTCTTCGTCTGGCCGCCCCCATCCATTAGTTAATTGAGTGTCGTCTATGCCTCGCCACAATGACGAAGCAATTACCCTTTTAGGAGAATCGCCTAGCCTTATGATCCTTTCGTCTGATCTCCTGGATGTAAGGTCGTTATCTGATACTGATTGTTCGCCTTTGAAATTGGCCCTAACCTGGTTTTGAAACAACTTAACATCTATTGCAATGTCTTTGAACCACGTTTCGTTTGTTCCTGTTGACCATTCGCAAAACCACATTTCAAGTAGGCCCCCTTCCGGGAACGGCTTGGTAGTGTTTATTATCCTGCCGTCTGAGGTGTAATTTAAGGAAATCGGGTACCATTCCTCCAGGTTGTCACCGCCCCCGTATGTTCGTGTAAAAGCACTAGACCCAATGGCGCTGGCTAAGGTTGGTACCCATTCTTCCGTAGCGGCATCCCACGTGTATTTCTGGCCACTATCTCCATACAATACTAGTCTTAGTACCACTCCTGTTCCGGCCCCGCCTAAATCGCTTTTTAGCCGCGTTTGCGTGTCAAGAGACAATGTATCTCCGGCCTCCACAAACACCCCTGTTTCTGGCCGCAACCGTTCGTCAGTCGTCCCCTGATCTGGCAGGACTACATAGGATTCCTCTAACGTTCCGTCAACGTTGTCCCTTTCCAGCCGGTAAGAAGTCCCCGGAGCGGTTGGGTCTGGGGTCAAAACCGATCCTGATTGATACGTCCAAAAATCAATATAGTATGTTCTGATGTTTACTGTAGGGTCGTCCGGATCAGGACCGGAATAAATCAACGGTCCCCTGGTCATTGCTTCGTTTTCCGGAGTTTCAGGAATTATGTAGTCGTGTTCTATTTTCGAGAACGCATCAGGCTTTATGAACGAAAGAACATGGCTTGCGTTGATTGGAATGAAGTTGGCCGGAGCCGATGCGGTCCAATCAACCGTAACTATCTCTTGTGTAAGGTCCGGCCATGAATAAAGAATCGAATCGGCGCCGTAAACGCCAAAGTAGTCCATGTGCCTTTTGACATGCCACTGCCCAAATTGCTGAAATATCGTGCATTGGAATGTCCCCATGATCGTTTCGAGTATCTCGAACATAGTTTTTGGGCCGCCATCAGCATAAAGAAATAATTTAGTATGCACCTGGCACTGTTCAATTGGGTTGTCTTCCGGGTTGTTATCCATCGTGCTTTCCAGTACATTTACCTCAATGTGAATTGGAAGTTCAACGTATGTTCTTTGGAGGCAGTCCCTTAGTATTTCCAGAAGCGTTCGTTTCCCGTAAACGGCAATATCAGTGTCCCAGGTACGGTAATCCTCATCTTTCAAAGCTGCTAAACCGTCGAAAGCGGTAAGAACAAATGTCCTATACCATGAAGTATATTCTTCCGTGCAATCATCAGTAGAAATAAACCCCCTCCATTGTACCCGTGTCGGGTCGGATATTGTCAGCCTATATTTTGTGTCATTATCGTCAATTATATCTTCTAGTCTGAAGGTATCTGATACAAACGACAATTCACAGGTACTTGCCCTGATATACTCAATTTTCCTTTCTTCATCAGCCTGATAGGTGATCTTAATAGGCAGTGCGCTGCCGTTCAATTCCTGCACTGTTCCCGTATATCCGTCTTGTTCTATTTCAGCCGTCCAAATGACGCCTAAAACCGATCTAACGGGAATCCTGTATCGTGCTGCGTAACTCATCTTGTACGCGCTGCGCTCCTTGCCGCTCTGTTCTGGATGAACAATAGTTGTTGCCCTCTGATTATACCAGTACCAAATCCGCCACCACCGGAATCATTACGAAAGAATTGATCCAGTTTGTTGAGGGGCAAAACAACTTCTGGCTGTCCAGCCTCGCCGATCATGCCTAAAGTAGGCCCGGTAACGATACCGCCTTGTGCGAATTTTGGTATAGCAGTAGCAACCAGCCTGCCAATAGCAATAGCCGCAATACCAGCAGCAATCGCAACCGCTCCGGGAATTGCTATGCCACCGGCAATGATCTTATCCAGCCCGGTTTTTACAATACCATACTCCAAAAGTGCCTTGCCTATGGATGAAATAAGGCTACCGAACGCACCTAAAAAGCCTTTAGCTAAATTGGTTAAAGCGTTTGCGCTGTCTCCGATTGCGTTACCAATGCCTTCGCCAATGGCAGAAAAGGCGTCTATAACGCCACCAGCTAAAATATTATTCAGCGTTGCAAGAAGTCTACGCAACTCTTTGTCGTCTATCTTGAACTCTGGCTTTACAATTACAAGCGGCTTGAACTGAATGTTTTGTATCGCCTTGTTAGTGTCAATCGCCTGCTGAACCATCTGGTTAATCTTCATTAACCCGTCCTGTATTTCTATCCCAGATGGCAAAACAACTATGTTCGGCGTCGCCTTTATGGTTGCCGCGTCAAATGTTTGTTCAATATCCTTTATTGCCCTTTCCTTGCTGTCCTTGTCTACCGAAATATTAAACTCCCCTAAATCTGTCCGTAGCCGAAGCAACTCTTCTATTTGACGGTTAATTCCTTTTAATTGTGCTTCTGTTTCGCCGAAACCTAGATCAAACGTCTTAACGCTCGAAATCCTGCTTTGGACGCGATCAAAAAACTTCTTTTCTTCGTCATTTAACTCTAAGAATGGCTTTTTAAGCAACTCCGCAAATCTGGCTGCCTCTTTCTTCGTAACGCCCCCCATTTCCCGCGCTGCCCGTGACCGGCTTGCTTCTGAAATGCCTATTTCCAGGTCGATTTTTTTCTCGAATAGGTCAGCAATTCTTTTATCCAGCGCCTTGGCTGCGAACTGCCGTTTAAGTGATTCTATATACCCGTTATACGCAATTGTCAGGCTATCAATAAGCCCTTTTTCATCTTTGAGATCCCCGAAATACTTAGGATTTATTTTTTGAAGTTCCTTAATAGCCCCTGCGCGTTCTTTCTTACTGAGGGTCTCGCTTTCAATTGCCGACTTCAATACGGTAACCCTGGTAGCTTCTTCCGCCAGGCTGGAAACTATTCCGGCTAGTTCCTCCTTTCGTTTTTTGTCTTCTTCCGTTAACGCCTTCGTCTTGCCGGTAAGAACATCGTATGCGTTGCCCAAAGACCCGTATTTCTGCACTAAAACGGTTGCTGCCGTAGATAGCGCGGAAAACAAAAACAAAACGCCTGTTGGGCCTCCTACGGTGGCTACGAGCGATTTTATAGCAGCGCCCGTGCTACCTGATTCCGCCTTAAGTTTCTGGAATGATTGTACTAGCGGGTCGATGTTGTTGGCGATGCCGATAATCCCAAAAGGGGCATCCTGTACAACCCTGTTAAAATTGGTCAGCGCCTGAGTAGCGCTGCCGGTTGTTTTTGCTACCGGCTTTAATGCGGTGTCCACTCTTTTTATCTGTGGCGCAGTAACGGCAGCGGCCTTACCAACAGACGTAACGGCTTTCTCGGCGGCAACGGTCGGCGCGGTTACCTTGCCCATGTCCTTGCCTAGCGCATCAATGAGCTTACCCAACCCCTTTAGCGACGCCTCAGCGCCTTTTATATCAATGGTTACTTCCGCGCTAAGTTGGTTCGCTGCCATAGTATTCTAAGTGTGCCTTTTTTAACTGGTCAAATCGCTTTGAATTTAGTTTACCCCTAAGCCTTGCCCTGCCGGTTTCTTCGTCTTTATCAATGGCTAATTCCAATATATCGGACGGCCTTTTTATCTTGCCTCCTGCCGCCTTAACCACGGCGAACATAATGTGTCTGGTTCTGTCCCACTCTGAGTTGACTTGATGGCCATATCCGTTACACGCGTGGACAAATTCATCCATTGAGTAGTTATAGAACTCCCACGGCCGTAACATCAACGCGCCATAGGCGAACTCCTGCATCTCTGCCCAAGTTACTCGGCGGCTACTTGGGCTTCCGGCTCCCCCCCGCCAAAGAAATCTTTTACCAGCCACCCAATTACTTCAGTAGCACCGGCCATTTCCATGTTAGCGGAGATCAGCTTGTCCACCTTGTCACGGTCAGGGTATTCCGACCCTGAATTATCACACTGACAGCGAACACCAGCATTCACCACCACGCTCGTGAACTCAAAAACGTTGTTCTGAGATTCCGAAATGAAATCAATGGGGTCTTTTCCGGAAATCTCTTTAATGTGTTTTAGAATACCCACTTTAAAGCGCAATTTCAGGGTTGCATCCCCAAGTATTAACTCTTTTACCATAATTACACAGTTGTTACCGGTCCGTCGATTGTCAGGGTGAACTCCATTGCTAACAGGTTGTCTACCGGCGCGTCTTCTGATACGTCGGTGATATATCCGTTGCCTTTCCTGGTATAACCGGTAGTTGTCAGTCTGAAATACAGGTATGTACCGTTTTCCATGTACGAAAAAATGTCGTTCCCTGACATCTGAGACGCGGTCGGAGCGGTTTCGAATTTCCCAGTGAAGTCAAGTGTACCAGACAGCGCACCGGGCGAAACAGACGTAGTGCCACCGTAACACTTTGTTTGAACCTCGTTTGTTGACCGCGACCGGTTCAGCGTGTGCCCGTTTTCGCACACAACTGACTTATAGGTAACCCCGTCTGCTGAAAGTTCAAGCAATACGGCAGATCCTTGAATTTTTGACATGATTATTTCTTTTTGTTAAATTTATGAATATTCGACCATTGAACAACGTAACCGGATAATCTTGCGTACAACAATGTCTAAATGCTGCTCTACAAAGTCCTGCGAATCGACCTTTACCCGGACAGCCTGAAACCCAGCAACGCTAAACCCAGGAACATTTACAGATGGCAAAAGTATCTCCATGATCTCTTGGTACACTGTATCCACCGCCTTATAACTAACCGCCCTTAGATTTGCCTGTACAATTTCCAGCGTAAACACAACGTCATTATTGAACCGGGTTTTTGTTGATTGTTCAAATGCTGTTATGTCTTCCAGTACCACGTAAAAAGACGCCTCCGGGTCAGCCTTGCCGCCGAACACCGGTACCGATATAGTACCATTCAGCGCTGCATAAACGCCGTCACGTATGGCTATTTCAGGTGATTTCATCCAGTACTTTTTTTAGCGCCTCGTAATATTTGGGTCTTTCTTCTTCTACAGACGGGAATAAAAAAGGCTGTGGCTTTACCCCGAAACGCATAATGTAAACAAACACATTATACCATCTGTCTTCCGGGATGCCGTGCTTTCGACACCAGTTGTAAATAGCCTCTTTCGCGTCACCGCTTAACCCTTTCCCTTTAAACTGTCCGGCGTAACTCTCCAGCCCTGCCGGAATCTTCACCTTTGACTTCGTACCGAACTCCATATAAGCGGCATGAGCAGCGGCTACATTCACGCTCCACCCGGTTTTTACATCTTCGACATGAATAGATGCCCTTAATTTACCATCATCCAGGGGGGCACGTCTACGTGCTGCATTGGCTATGTTATTCGCCGAAATAGCCGCAACAGCATTAAGCGTCTGTTTCACCGTTTCTGGTGCAGCGGCCAGCTTTTTGGCATACTCGTCGAATCCTTTCAGTTTAACCATAAATTACATATATCCACTCCCCAGCAATAAGATCCATCTGAAACACCACCGTATCACCAGCAAAAGAATATTCAACGCCTCTTTGCAGCGCTATGCCATTCCTGTACAGGTTCAATATGTCATACCCCTGCAATGACGGGTCTGTGATCGTATTCCCGGGCACCACGGTAAGGTATTTCGTGTACAACCCGACCGCTCCAGGGAAATCCGGCGATCCGCCACCCGTCTGGCTGCCGGTCTGGTTTTCGTCAAAACGGCAATCAATTAGCTGAAATTCCCGGAAATAATCATCATCACGAATACCCAATAACACACATATCCTATCCAAGTATAAAATTCTGTTGTTTTTATTGATTAGCGTCCCCGTTCTAATCCGGAATCGTATGTCAGATTCAATGGAAGTCACCCGTAAATCAAAAGACTTTGAACTGCTGCCGGGAAGGGCCTCCGCCCACAGGTAAATAGCATCAGCCCACGTTTCGCTGTTGCCGCCCTGCCCATCAGGCACCAAAGTAGACGCCTGGATAGTGATTCTCCTGTTCAAAGAGCCGATATTTTTTTTCGCCTTGCTCATATCACAGTGCGCCGGAATAACCTTGCCAATAACCCCGCTGTGGGGCTTATCATATCAATGCCTGATTCATCCCCACGGTGTTCGTACAGATACACAACCTGGTGTAGTACCGCTTCTGATAACGAAGGTGGCACATCGGCATAGCCAGCATCATACGTAATTGAAAAAGGGTTGCACGCGTCCGGGCCACTGAGGGAAAAGATTGTTCCTCCGGCCCGGACGTTCATGGAAACGAACTCATTGCCCACAACATCGAAAGAAGTAACCGCCTCAGGCGTGCTGCCACCAATAGAAACAGTAGAAACGGCAATGGAATCTTTGTCAACCGGGCCGTATGGCAATTCAAACCAATTTTCGCCCGTTAATTTAACGACCGCCACAACTTCCCGCTGAACCAGAGAAACGCCTGTATAGCGCTCCAATTGCGACCTGGCAGCCGAAATCAGCGCCGTAATAAGCGCGTCGTCTGTAGTGAAGTCTATTTTAAGTTGTGATTTTGCTTGCGCCAGGGTCACCGGTTCATTCCCGGTAGGCTGTCCCAATTGTACATCCAATAAAAGGTTAATGTTCATTGGCGGCTCTATACAGAAGGGTTTCAAACTCCTGCAATTGCTGTGAAATTAGTCTTTTTTTGGTTCTTTCAATACACATTTCTACCCATTTACCATAGGTCTTTGGGTTGTCAAGTTTTTTGATCTCGCGGAGATACGCCTTGACCGTCTTTTCCGGAACCTCATCCCCGTTACCGCGTTCAACGTAGATAGCGGCATCTTCGCAATTCTCCTTCAAGCCCGGAGTAGGCGAACAAATAACCGGTATGCCGTTGCTCATGGCCTCGGCTGCCGTCATGCCAAAACTTTCGTAGTCGGACGGCATTAGTAATATTCTGGTTTGCTCATAAACAGCCCTTATGTCCTGCTGCTTATCCAGTGTTGTTACATTCGGTAGGTCAGATAGTTCCTGATCCATGTACGACCCCTTCACGGCCAAAAACTTCCGGTCTGGCATTCTTTTGGCAATCTCGTAGAACACGCGCACCCCTTTATTTTTGCACAGGTTAATAAGGGTGATAAACTCCCCTGTAGGCGTGCATTTTACGCGCTCAAAGTCAACCGGCGGCTGCACTACAACGGACGGACGGGTATATCCTAATTCTTTTTGAGCATGAAAGGCATTGTAAACGACATAGGTATTACTGTTGTTGTTAATCATGTCGTTATAAAAGTCACTGGTATTGTGAGCAATGTAAATGCAATTCTTGCCAGACCTTTTAGCCCTCCAGATTGACCACTTAGTAAAATCCAGATAGGTGATAACTACGTCCGCCCACTCAAAAAGTTCGCTCATGGTATTGTGGCCGCACCCTG